GACTAATGGGTCTTGCATTTGCTGATTAATTCTTTGTTGTTCTGCTTCCATCATTGCAGATTGTGTAACTCTGCTTGCTGCTTCTGCTACAAGATCAGAGATACGTTTTTCAACATCTGCTGGGATAGGCTCTCCCAATGGTGGTAGCTCTATACCCATTTCTTTTTCTACTTGATCTCTAAACTTCATAGTTAAGTGGTCATTAACATAAGCTGATGCTGCTGCTAAAATGCTTGGTGCATTAGGTGATTTACTTAAAATCATTTGCACTTCAGGATTATCTTGTGCTGCACCTACTGTTTGTATATGAGCATCATGGTCTTGGAACTCATAGGCTTTAACAGGCTTATTATTAATAAGATTCTGTACTGCTGATACAGGATCAACTGCTGGAATCTCATCATCATCAGGCACAATGTCATCAACATTTTCAATACCCAATACTTCAAGCATTTGTCTATGTAGTTCTTTAAGGTCATACATTTCAGGTGCTGATGTAGCCAACTGAAATGCTGCTTGATACTGCATAATCCTTTGAGCCATCGTTGAGGCGTTAGGATCAGATACAGGTAATACATCAACTCTTTTATCAAAGTCAGATGATTTAATATCTTCCTGTTCATCTGTTTCATAAGGATAGCTTGGGTTACCAAAGTCCTTAATAATGCCAACAAGAATATCAAACTCTCGTTTCATGGATGCGTGAAGTCTTGCTTGGACTGCACTCATCACTTTCATGTTTCTTTCTAATAAAGCTAATGTAGTTCCAACTGGTGCCTGTGAGTTCATGTCAGATACTTTCATATCAGATATGCTGGCAAATCTTCTACCTTCTTCGACTATAGTATTGAGTAGGGAGTATAAGGTCTGAGAAGGCTCTTTATAAGGGAGAAAAGTAATATTATCTTTGATAGCACCACCTGGTACATCTACATCTCTGAACTCACCTGGCATGATTGGTGTGTCATCACCTTTAATCCTTAGACCTCTAGACTTTAAACCGCCTGGTAAGTTAGATAACGTACCAGCATCCACTAGCTGTCTAAGTAAACTTGTAGCAGATTTAGCTAATCCACCGATCATGTGAATTAAACCAAATCCATAAAAACCTATTCCTGGCAGATATTGATAATGCACAAAATGAGAACGTCTTTCTTTTTGTTTATCATCTTCATAGAAGTTTCTTCTAATACTTAAAATAGTTGCACTGCCATAATCTATAGTGACAACATAAGGTAGTTGAATCCCTGTAGGCTTACCATCAACTGTATCTTCAAATCCTGGTAGGTCTAGATTAACCTGCATTTCTAACAGCGTATGACGTTGGTCATAACTGTCACTTATATTCTCACCTGTTAATTCGTTATATTTCTCTTGTATATCAGAGTATGAACTATTAGCATCAGGTATTTCTATATCTTTATAGAATCCGTTAACCTGCATCTTTCTAATTTCATTAAAAGACTTACGCATGACATGAGTTGCACGTTCACAAGTTTCTAAATCACTTGCACCATAATTAACAACCACATCTTCAGAAGGAACAAATATCCCACTGGGTCTACCTAAATTAGGATCATAATAAACTTTTCTAAAAGCTGAACCTGCTAAAGGCAGACTGAATAATAATTTTTCTGTTTCTGTTCGGTATTCTGACATCTCATGTGTCAGTAAATAGTTCATGTAATCTTGAACTCTCTCAGCTTGTTTTGCTTTCTCTTCAGTAACCTTACCTACAATTTTAGTCTTTACAGGACCTTGTGCAGGAAATATCTCAGAGATAGCCTGAGATTGAAATCTAATAACTGCCTCAGAAAGCATAGGGTGAAACACACCACAAGCTCCATTCCAAGGCTGGGTTCTTTCTTCAATCTTTAATCCAAGCTGATCTAAACCCTTAGTATAGGTTTCTTCCCACTCTTTTCTAGAATCTTTATCATTTTGAAAAGCAGCTACAAGTTCTGAGCCAATTCTTTCTAAATCATTTTCATCTAAAACTTCAGCTAAGTTATCGCCAAAGTCTGTCATGGGTCTTTCTTCCCTTGGATCAAAATCTATTAGCATACCCCCATCTTCAGTTTCTATAGCAACAGAATCAGGGTTTTCTATAGCAATGCTTATAGCTTCTGGCTCTTGTTCTATTAAACCTTCTACTGGGGTAGCAGGTGATCTTTCTATTGCCAATATAAACTCCTAGTAGTAATCAGCGACTTTATTGTGTTCTAATTCTTCTTCTTCTTCATCTGAATGTAAAGGAACAAAGCCACCTTGTCTAAATCTTAACAGAGCTTGCGTACTGCTATCAACTAAATCATCATGTTCTGCATTAGGAAATGCTGCAAACTCTTCTATAACTTCTTCCGCCCATTGTGTTTGAGGTGCCCATACAATCCCTGATGCGAATAGATCAGATACTGCATTAACTCTTGATATCTTATCGTTACCTCTGCTAGGCGTGTATTCTTGAACTGGGATACCCATTTGCCTTAACTCAAATATAAGCGGCATACCAGCAGCCTTAGCTTCAACGATAAAGGCATCAGGTTTATAGGCATTGTATTTCTCCATAGCTAGTTTCTTTAACTCAGGGAACTCTAACCTTTCTTTATGGGCATCTAATAAAACTACATTCGGTGCAAATTTACCATCGTCTTCGCTTTCCATATAGAAAACACCCCAAGTGGTACACGCTGAATAGTCTGCACGTTCTGACTTTAAAAATGCAGTATCCCAAGATTGAATAATAAATTCACATTGAGGAGGTTCCTGGTATTCCCATTCCATCCACCATTCACGTTTAACTAATGCACCTTCTTCAGCAGTTGGGTCTTGTTGGTATTGAGCCATCCACTTAGATGCAGGCAGTTCAGCTTTGAGAGCCTCTAATTCTTCTAGCTTCCAAAACTCAGACCACAGAGGAGAACCCGAAGGTAAAATGGCAGGAAGCTCTATAACTTCCCATTGGTCTGCACCGCCTCTTTTAATACTAGCATCAATAACTTGACCTGTAAGGTCTTTCTGATGCCAGCGTGTCATTACGATAACAATCGAGCCATTAGGCTGTAAACGCTGACGAGGACCTGAAGTGTACCACTCGTAAGTCCTATTAAAAACATTGATATCAGAACTTGCACCTTCTTGTTCTGAATGTGGGTCATCTATAATGAGCAGGTCAGCACCCTTACCAGTTACAGCACCACCTACCCCGATGGCGAAATATTCTCCACCTTTATTGGTGTTCCAACGCCCTGCTGCTTTAGAGTCAGCCTGCAAACTGACGTTAGGGAATATTCGTTTAAAATCTTTACTGTTGACAAGGTTTCTGACCTTCCGCCCAAACCCTACAGCCAACTCAGCCGTGTGAGCCGTCTGAATAATCTTTTTGTCTGGGTATCTTCCTAAAAACCATGCAGGCAATAGGTAGGATGCAAACTCTGACTTGGTATGACGAGGAGGCATATTAATGATTAATCGCTTGAGTTCGCCCTTGGCAACCCTCTCAAACGCCTCCGCCATAATCTCATGATGTTTACCATGAATAAAAGCAGACCACATCTCATAAACAAACTTTAAATACTCTTCGCTACAACCCTCCCTAGCCTTGGCTTCTTCTAGTTCTTCTAAAAGACCAAGTAGCTCTTGCTTATCTTCAAGGGAAAGATTCTGTATCTTGCTTAAAACTTGTGAGTTCATACTATCTAGTATATACCTACTACTTGTATACCAATCAAAAAAAACTTATCTAGTTCCTATTAGTAGGTACCTACGAGTGGTAGGCACTAGATATCTAGTATGTACTAGGTATATGTATCTACAGATTCTACAATATTGCAGGTCTTCACAACGAAAGTCAAGTATTTATGTAAAAAATATATATGGGGGGTATATGGGACCCAAAACTTTCTATGAAATTAGGGGGTAGGGGGTCTAATATCCACCTGCTAGCAAAATGCAATTAGTACTAGACTGAGAAAATAGGTATATGAATGTGCAAATCACTATGTATGTATGTCCTGCGATTGACGGGTACATTACGGGGGGTGGAGGTCTGTCTATATCGCTGTAAAAATAGGG